TTCGACTACCGCGTGCGCGATGCTCTGTATGACGGCGCGACCGTCGGCGACTATTGCGCACACTTCTGGTTTGACCCTGACAAGCAGCCGTATGGCGGCGCTTTCGGAGCCTACCGCGGCGAGATCGAGATGGAGCTGGTGGACGGCATCAACGTGATGTTCGGCAACCCAAATGATCGCCGCGTGCAGGAGCAACCCTACATTCTCATTGTAGGCCGTGACACGGTGGAGCACCTTCGCTGGGAGGCGGAGCGCTTCCGCGAGAACCGGAAGGACTTTTACACAAGCGGCAAGGCCAACGACGCTCCGGCGGAGCTGCTGGACGCACAGATCCAGCCTGACTCCGAGAACGACAAAATGCCGGGCGTTGGCGGCAAGACGGAGCTTATTGAGACGGACGAGACCGGCAAGGCTTTGTATGTGTACCTCTACACGAAGGTCTCCTCCGTGCAGGAACAGTGCGACGCGAACGGGGAGCCCGTTTTCGAGGACGTACTCGATGCGGAAGGTAATCCGGTCTATGAGACGACCGAGGACGGTACGCCGGTGTTGGACGCGGAGGGACTGCCCGTTCCGAAAAGACGGAAGGCAACATGTGTTGTAACAACAGTTCACGTTACCAAGGCCACCAAGACGGCCATTATTTATGAGGACGTCGATACCGGCCTCAGCTCGTACCCTATCGCATGGGGGAATTGGGAGAAGCAGAAAAACCAGTATCACGGGCGCGCGCTCGTGACCGGCCTGATCCCCAACCAAATCTTCATCAACAGTATGTTTGCCACGGCCATGCGGCACCTGCAGCTCATGGCTTTTCCGAAGACGGTCTACAATGCCGACCTGATATCCAAGTGGGACAACGGCATTGGACAGGCCATCGGCGTTCACGGCCTTCAGCCGGGGAACGGCATTTCTCAGGTGGCCTACAATCTCCAACCGGCGGAGATGAGTAGCCAAATCTTCGCGCTCATTGACAAGGTGATGACCTACACGAAGGAGTGCCTTGGCGCGACGGACGTGCAGATGGGCAACGTCAAGCCGGACAATACCAGTGCGATCATGGTTATGCAGACGCAGAGCGAGGTCCCGCTGGAGAACATCCGTGCCGGCCTTTACGAGTGGGTAGAGGACATCGGGGAAATTCTTCTCGACATGATGGGTACTTACTATGGCAAGCGCCCTGTGGTCGTGGATCAGGAGTTTGACGAGCCCGTTACCGATGCGACTGGCAATCCGGTGATCGACCCTTCGACCGGAATGATGCGGACGCAAAAGTTCACGCGCCGCGTGGTGAAGGACTTTGACTTCTCGCAGTTCAAGCACCTGTGGCTGAACCTGCGCGTGGACGTTGGCGCGACGACCTACTTCTCGGAGATCGCCATGACGCAGACGCTCGACAATCTTCGCAAGGACGGTACGCTGGACGTGCTCCAGTATCTGGAGCGCATTCCCGACCGCCTCATTCCCAAGAAGCAGGAGCTTATCGACGAGCTGCGCGGACGCATCGCCGAGGGTACGCAGGCCAACGCCGCAGCGGGCGCGGCGATCCCCGAGCCCGGGTCTCCGGTGTCCGGTGATTTCGTGCAGGGCGGCGAGCTGGACGCATCCAAAAAGGTGCAGGGCCTGCCGCAGCAGATGGAGGCGCAGTTTGAAAACCTGCCCAACATCGCCAAGAAAACCGCGCTGGCGCAAGGCGCTATGCGCGCGGACTGACAATCGTACAATGCGAACGGAAGACGCAAAAACTGCGTCTTCTGTTCGTTTGTAAATAAACCCGCTCACCATGCGGGCAATGGAGGAATTACCTATGGAAGAAAACAAAGTCGTCAACGATACGGCATCGTTTGGCGGGGACGTTCCTCCCATTCTCCCTGACGGTTGGGAGAAGGGTGAGAACCTGCTCGTTGAGGAGGACGACGAACTGGCGAAGCTGCTTGCCGACGGGCAGGAGGCCGACCCTTCGTTGAGCCCTGAAAACAACGATGTACCTGCTGCGCCGACTGCCCCTACCACGGGCGATGCAGGCGGAGCGGAAGTACCGGACGCCGGAACGGAGCCTCCGCAGACTGACCCCGACGGGGGAAAGTTGGTGGAACCGCCCGCTTCGAGGAAGCTGCTTTTGAGGGTGAACCACGAGGATCAGGAAGTGGACATCAACGCCATGAGCGATGATGAGCTCCGCGTCCTGCTCCAGAAGGGCAAAGCCTTCGACGCTATGAAGGACGCAGAGAACAAGCGTACCTATCAGCAGGTTTATCAGGAACAGGTTGACGCAGGTATGACCGAGGCCGCAGCGCGCATGGTTGCGAAGGACGCTGCGGGCGGAAGGACCTACGCACTGCCCAATGAGGAGGACGATCCTCAGACAGCGGAGCCGCCTGCGTCTGCTCAGCCTGCCGGTGCGCCCAAGATGGGCCAGACCCGCGACCTGCGCGCCGAAGTAGAGCAGCTTCGCGCTCTTTATCCCGACGTCAAGGAAATGCCGGACGAGGTCGCAAAGTCTATCTCGCAGGGTGTTCCCGTGATTACGGCCTACCTCGCCTACCGCGATAAGCAGAGCGCACAAACCGCCGCCGATCTCCGAAAGGAGAACCAAATCCTGAAACAGAACGCGGCAAACTCGACGAAGGCCCCTGTGAGGGGCGTCACCGGCGGCGACAGTACCCCGCCCAAGAAGAAGTCTCTTTTCGAGGAGGGCTTCGACGCGGGATTTAAGTGGGGGATGACCCGCTGAGAAACTGAGTGCCGCGTTTATAACTCCGCCCGAAACGGGCTACGAAAGAAAGGACAATAAACGATGGGTACTTATAATCTTGCTGCAAAGTTCAGCGCCAAGGTCGATGAGGCGTTCCAGCGCGCCGCGCTCAAGGGCCTCGTCACCAACAACGACTACGAGTTCAGCGGTGTTGACACCGTGAAGGTGTACAGCATCCCCGTGGTCGATCTTTCCGACTACGCCCGCAGCGGCTCCAACCGCTACGGCACCCCCGATGAGCTTGGCAACAGCGTGCAGACCATGCAGATCCGCAAGGACCGTGCGTGGACCTTCACCATTGACAAGCTCAACAAGAACCAGTCCATGATGGTTATGGACGCTGGTAAGGCCGTGGCCCGTCAGCTCGCGCTCAAGGTCATTCCCGAGGTTGACACCTACACCTTCCTCCAGATCGCCAAGGCCGCGCCTACCGGTCACAAGGCAACTACCACCGTCACCAAGCAGAACGCCTACAGCGAGTTCCTTTCCGCGCAGGAAAAGCTCGGCGACGCCAATGTTCCCGACGAGGGCCGCGTTGCTCTCGTGAGCTATGGCTTTGCCGGTTTTCTCAAGCAGGATACTGCGTTCATGCGCGACTGTGACACCGCGCAGAATATGCAGATCAAGGGTCTGCTCGGCATGGTGGACGGCTGCAAGGTCATCCGTGTTCCCGCGTCCCGCCTGCCGACCGGCTGCGACTTCATCCTCACCCACCCCATCGCGTGTGTGGCGCCCACTGTGCTCTCCGAGTACAAAATCCACACCGATGCCCCCGGTATCTCCGGTTGGCTGTGTGAGGGCCGTATCAGCTACGACGCTTTCGTGCTGGACAACAAGAAGGACGCGATCTTCTATCACGGCGCTGCGATCTCCTGATCGCAGAGGCGGAAGAACCCAAGCCCCCGGTGAACCCCACCGGGGGCTCTTTTTCGGAAGGACTGACGTTATGACGTTTGAACAAGTACAAAATCAGGTGCTGAAGCTCCTGAACCAATATAGCGTTGCGGGTACGCCGGTAGCGCCGTCCTACAACAACCAGCAGGATTACCTCAACCGGATCGCATCGCTGGCAAACGACGCCATGATGGAGATTGCAACGACGGCCCGTAAAATCCCCGCTGTGCTCAACCTGTCCACGCTTACCGGCGAGGACTACGGCGATAAAATCCGCTATGAACTGCCGGAGGATTTCTTCCAGTTCAAGACCGGCGATACGTTTTCCGTCACCGCAGATGGCGGACAGGTACTGCACACAAACCTCTATCAGATGCAGGGGCGGAAGTATCTCCTTGTCCCCAAAAGCGAGATTGAGGACGGCGTAGCCTACACGATCACCTACTACCGCTATCCCCAGCTTTTGAGCGCAAAGCCGAATGCTACGGATGAGCTGGACAATGTACCCGAGACGCATTACGCTGTTCCCTTTTATGTCGCAGCGTTTCTCGCCGTGCAGGATGACAGCTTTCTTTTTGCCACGCTCTACAACAAGTACGAGGACAAGCTCGAAAGGATGGGGCAGGGTGTAAGCGTGGAGGTCAGCACCACCGCCGACGTTTTTGCTCTCGGCCAGAGCCCCGACTACTGCCTGTGAGGGGAGGAGTGCGCGCATGAGGGTCAGCCTTAATAACTATCCGGCATACTCCAAGACCTATGTGGTCGATTTCCCCAAGCTCAACGGCGGGCTGAATATCCGAGAGCTCAACTACCGGCTGGAGGTAAACCAGAGCCCGAACATGAAAAACCTATGGTGGCAGGACGGCGTGCTGCAATGCCGCGACGGACAGAGGTATCTGAGCGACGCGACAACGCTTGGTACAGGCTGGACCTGCGAAGCGGAACCGTTTTGGGGGTCGGCTTTTTTCCACATCGGCGCGGCGCTGTACCGTGCTGATCTGTCGGTCCTCATGAGCGGAGCGACGTTCAACCCCTCTGCCTTTTCGCTGGTTCCGATCATCAACAACGTCCCGCAGAACCGAGGTTCTTTTTTCCGCTACGACGGCTGCCTTTTCTATAAGAACCGCGGCGGTTTTTACCGGATCAGCTACAACACGGCTACGGGGACTTTCACGGCGGTCGATATGAGCCAGCCGGTAAACGCCTACACGCCGATCATCGTCATCAATGCGGACCCTGACAACGGAAGCGGTTCGCTCTACCAGCCGGAGAACCGTCTCAGCCCTCGAAAAGAAGTCCACTACAATGCCAAGCAGGATGTCACGGTATACCATCTGCCTGTGAAAGACATTGACTCGGTCGTGCAGGTGAAGATAGACGGGACGGTAAAGGCGGCAGGAGCGGATTACACGGTGAATGCTGCGGAGGGAACGGTCACGTTCACGACCGCTCCGAGCGTGACCGACCCGCCTACGAATAACACGGTCGAGATCATCTACAGCAAAGCGAACACCGAAGCGCTGAACTCCATCATGGACTGCTGTTATGCAACCGTTGCAGGAAACGGGAATAACCTCTGCATCCTTTTGGCGGGCTGCCTGAAGCAGAGCAACGCCGTGTTCTGGAACAGCAATGACAGCTTTGCCATGAATGCAGGCTACTTCCCGGTGTCCTACTACAACCTCTGCGGTGACAGCGAGGAGGTCGTCACGGGGTTCGGCAAGCAGTATGACGATCTGATCCTGCTCAAAGATCACAGCGTCGGCAAGCTGGCCTTCAGCGTTGAGACCGTAGACGAGCGCGACAGCATCTCGTTCACCTATCAGAGCATCAACGCAAAGATCGGGTGCGACCTCCCGTGGAGCATCCAGCTCATTGAGAACAACCTCGTGTTCTGCAATACCAGACAGGGCGTACACCTTGTTGCCAGCTCCAGCGCGGCATACGAAAACAACATCGTATGCATCAGCGGAAACGTCAACGGAGAGGGCAGTGACGTGGGCTTGCTGCACGACATCCGGCAGGCGGCCACGGCAGCAAGCACCGACGACGGCGAGCGCTACTGGCTGTGCGCGGACGATCATGTTTACCTGTGGGATTACCATGTCAGCACGGCGAACGATCCGAGCTGGTTCTACTTTTCCGGTGTGGCAGGCGTGGCATACTTCCGCGACGAGGAACGTCACGCCTATCATCTTGATGCTTCCGGACGGGTGACGATGTTCGAGCGCAGCTTCACCGACTACGGCGGAGCAATCGACAAAATCTACACGTTCCCCACGCAAAACTTCGGAGGCCACGACCGACTGAAGGATATTCTTTACGTCCTTGTGTCGGTCCGCAGTGACACCGATACTGAGGTCAAGCTGCGCTACGACACCGATTATGAGCGGAGAGTGGATCTGACGCCGATCCAATCGTTTTCGTGGAGACTGACGCCCCGCAACCTTGCCCACCGGTGTCTTTCGACCGCGCGCTTCGGTCATGTGGCGAAGCGTAAGCCCGGATGCCGGCACGTTCAGCACTTCTCGCTGACACTTGGCAACACGACTCCCGGGGAGGACCTTGCCATTGTGTCGGCTCAAATCTACTACAGGTTTCAGGGAAAGGAGCGATAAGGAGTGGACGATCTCCAGAAGTTTGCGTACACGAAGGTCTGGACAAATCCCGAGGATTTTCCGTCTTTGTCGTACACAAAGAATTGGGAGAGTCAGGACGACTTTCCAACCATCGAAACGGACGAAACGCAGGTACGCGCAGATATGCAGTGCCTGTATGACGAAATCGCAACCTACATCAACGGACCGTTCCGCACTTACGTTGTAACGACCGGCGCCTCGGAGGATGCCCGCCGAGAAGCGGAAGCGGAACGGGTGAGCAATGAGAACACCCGCATTGCCAACGAGAATGCCCGTGTCAGCGCTGAGAGCGCCAGAGCCACGGCAGAAACGAGCCGTGCAGGGGCTGAGACGAGCCGAGTGAGCGCAGAGAGTGGCAGAGCCGCAGCAGAGACCCAGCGGCAGGCCAACGAAGCCGAGCGTAAGCGCAACGAGGCGACCCGCATCGCCAACGAGCAACAGCGGCAGACCAATGAAGCCTATCGCCAGAACGTTGAAACGGGGTACATCGCGCAGGCGCAGGAGCAGGCGCAGAAGGCGGCGAGCAGCGCGGCGACCGCGCAAGCCGAGGCGCAGGAGGCCGAGGCGCAGGCGAACCGTGCGCAGGCCGAAGCGGACCGCGCAACGGTCCCCGCTGTGGCGGGCATCTATAACATCATCATTCCTGACCGCACGACCGGAGAGAAGTACGCCGTTCTGTTCGAGGACGGCAAGCTGTATCTGCTGGGCGTCGCGGCGACCATGCAGGCCACCGATTTTGTTCTCGTGGACAGCGCGAGCGGCAAAAACTACCGGCTGGGCGTGGAAAACAAACTATTGATCGTCGAGGAGGTCTAATCACTATGGCATTGGGAGACAAAATTCAGGTAGCGGACAAGCCTACGCTTGACGCCACAAAGACGCAGGCGGACGCCATCAAGAGCGACACCGCCACAATTCTTTCCGAGATGCGCGGGCAGCGCCCCAAGCGCTACGGTTTCCGCATCAAGAACAGCGAGGGCAGTCCCACGGGCCGCGTCGAATACCTCTATGATGCGGTCGGCATGACGCCCGCGGGCATGAATTTCTCCACGGGCGCGTTCAGCTACGGCTCGTGGAAGGACCTTTGGTTCATTCGCGACAACCACCCGTGTATGGTGAAGTCCGACGGCACGCTGGGCTACTGGCTGGACGACAACGACTACACCAAAAAGGCCGCGGACGGCAGCGCGTCCGACGTGGCGAACAGCAGCTACGGCGGCAACGCCATGAGCGCCATTCCCCTTGTGTGGGTCAAGCGCTGGACGGAGGGCGGCTACCGCTACGTCTCGTTCTGCGAGAGCCAGTACGACGAGGGCTATCACGCCTACGCCCATACCGGCGCGGACGGCGCGATCCGCCCCTACCGTTTCTGGCCGATGTTCCGCGGCTCCAAGGTGGACACCAAGCTGCGCTCGCTGAAAGGTCTCGCCCCCACGAGCAGCACGACCGCCGAGGCGGAGCGCACCGCCGCCAAAGCCAACGGCACGAGCTGGGACATTTGCGATTGGGCGCTGTGGAACCTCCTTATGGACTTGCTGTACCTCATCGGCGGCAGCACCAACGTGCAGGCTACTTTCGGGCAGGGCCACTCCACGGGCGGCAGCTCGGCGGCGGACTTCCTCACGACCGGTACGCTGTCCGACAAGGGGCAGTTCTTCGGCTACAACGACACGACCCACGCCGTTAAGGTGTTCCATTCCGAGGTCATTTACGCCGAGCGCTGGGAAAGACTGGTCGGCATGATCCTCGACAACGGCGTGTTCAAGGTCAAAATGACGCCGGAGGGCAATGGCTACAACCTCACGGGCGCAGGCTATGAGCCTGTGGCCGAGTGCGTCCCCAAGCCCGCAGGCACAGAGGGGACCGCCTACGGCGGCTGGGTCAAGGAAGCGCAGCAGACGCCTTATGGACAGTTCCCCACCGTCCTCGGCGGGAGCGAGGTCACCTACGACTGCGACTATCACTACATCAACTGCGCTATCGTGTCGGTTCCCTTCGTGGGCGCGGACTGCAACAACGGCGGGCTGTGCGGTCGGTACGTCTACGTGAGCGCCACGGCGGGCTTTGCCTACTGGTACCTCGGCGCGTCGCCTTCTTGTTAAGTTCCCTCTTGATAGGGGGTTTGGGGGATTTATCCCCCAAGAGCGCGGCGGCGTAAGCCGCCCGCGCCAATCATGAAAAACCAATCGGCTCATTTGAGCCGTCGGGAATTTCTCTCACGCTCTCGGCTCCTATGTTCCCTCGTACTTCTCTTTCCCATCGTGGGCGCGAACTGCAACAACGGCGGGAAGTGCGGTCGGTACGTCAACGTGAACAACACGGCGGGCAATGCCAACTGGAACATCGGCGCGTCGCCATCCTATCCTTTCGCTCTCTGTCGCTCGGACAGAACAATGTGAGGTCTTTTCCGCAGCGCTTGCTGAAAATCAGCCCGATCAAGAGGCGCGGCCAGTAAGCGGCATTCGCCGCCCACCGTCGCGGAGGGAATAAGAAAGGAACGTACTCTCTTGAAAAGTTATAACGGTTTGTTTGCCGCGATGGTGGACGAGGCGGAGGTCTCCGCCGCCATTGCGGAAACGGCAAGACACAAGAAAAAGCGGCGCGTTGTCCGCTGGGCACTGGAGCACCAAGAGGAGCTGGCGCACAAGACCGCGCAATGCCTTATCGACGGCACATGGAAGCCGCCGTTCCACCCGTCCTTTGCGATCCGCGAGGGCGCACACCGCAAGCAGCGGGATATTGTCAAGCCGCGGTGGAACAATGAGCAGATCGTACATCACCTGCTCATGCGGCAGTTCCAGAAGATATTGCTTCCGCGCATCTATCACTACGCCTGCGGGACCATCATTGCCCGCGGCCCGCACTTCGCCATGCAGACCATGAAGCGCTGGCGCGACG